AGGGGTTTCGTAGCGCAATTTTTTCCTAGGCACAGCGTTGATAAGTTGTTTCGTTAGGCGCAAGGGCACACCTACCCCTACCCCTAACAAAATGAAAAACCGGCCATGATACCACGGAAAACAGTCCGTGGGGTACAAGTCACGCTACAATCAGAAACATGGCCCTGATCACAAAAGCAGAAGCCGCTCGGGTGCTTGGAGTAACCAGAGAAGCGGTCTACGCAGCAATACGCACAAACCGCCTATCAGTGGTGCGTACAGGAGATGGTCGTGAACTCGTAAACTCCTCGACCATGCGCGACGAGTGGCAGCGCAACACGCAAAAACGCATCGGCCGTGGCCCTAAGCCTCCTGCAGGTACGCAGGAGTTCACCCCTCTACGTCCTGGCGAAGTCGAAGCTCGCCTAAGTCGCGCCGCCTCCACGTCCTCCTCACCAGCCTCTACGGACGCTCGCTTGGGCCAAACAAGTGAGATCGTCCCTGACTACGACATATCACGTGCCAGAACTGAGCACCTAAAAGCCGAACTTCTTGAGCTGGAACGCCAACAAAAGGAGAAAATCCTAGTAAAAGCCGAGGAAATAGAGACAAAATGGGTAGAAATTATTACCCTAGCCCGTACCAAGCTCTTGGGCATACCAACCAAAGCAAAGCAGCGCATACCCGACCTTGATACCGATGCAATAAGTATCTTAGACGACATCGTAAGAGAGACCTTGGAAGACTTGAGCACAACAACCGCCACCGCAGATCACGCAACCGCATGACCACAACCCTTACACCACCCCTTACAAGCCTTCAACGCCTAGAGCGTTCTGCCTGGTCCGCCTTCAAGCCTCCGCGCAAACTCACCCTAAGCGAGTGGGCCGACTCTTACGCCTATCTAAGCGTAGAAAGTAGCGCCGAAGGTGGCCGCTGGCGCACCCTCCCCTACCAAAAAGGCATTATGGATGCCATTAGCGATCCTCACATCGAACAGGTTTCGCTAATGAAATCAGCTCGCGTCGGGTACAGCAAAATCCTCAACCACGTCATCGCCTATCACATCCACCAAGACCCCTGCCCCATCATGCTGGTGCAGCCCACCATCGAAGATGCGCAGGGCTACTCCAAGGAAGAGATCGCCCCCATGCTCCGCGATACTCCCTGCCTAAGCGGCTTGGTTAGTGATGCTAAGGCCAAAGATGGTGCTAATACGATTCTACAGAAGCACTTTCCAGGTGGAACGCTAAGCCTTGTTGGTGCAAATTCGCCGCGTGGCTTCCGTCGTGTAAGTCGGCGCGTGGTCCTCTTCGACGAAACAGATGGCTACCCACCCTCGGCAGGCACTGAGGGCGACCAGATCAAGCTCGGCATCCGCCGAACCGAGTATTACTGGAACCGCAAGATCGTCGCTGGCTCCACCCCAACCATCAAGGACTTCAGCCGCATCGAACGGCTCTATGCCCAAGGCGATCAGCGGCGTTACTTCGTCCCATGCCCCCACTGCGCCCACATGCAGTACCTCCGCTGGGCACAAATGACCTGGGCCGACAGCGACCCATCCACCGCCGCATACAAATGCGAATCCTGCAACGAACTAATCCCACACGCTAAGAAACGTTGGATGGTGGAACGCGGCGAATGGCGCTCTACCGTCCCCGGCAACGGTAAGCATGTGAGCTTCCACATTTGGGCCGCCTACTCTTATTCGCCTAACGCCACCTGGGCCAACCTAGTCGAAGAGTTCCTTGACTCGAAGAACGACGCCGAGCAACTAAAAACCTTCGTAAACACCGTCTTAGGTGAGGTCTGGGAAGACGAATACGCCTCCAAGATCGGCGCCAATGTTCTACTGGACCGCGCCTCCAAGGAAACCTACGAACACCTCATCGTCCCCGCCGCAGCCCTTGCACTTACCATCGGCTGCGACTGTCAGGACGATCGCCTAAGTCTCAGCGTCTGGGCTTGGGGCCGCGAAGAGGAGGCTTGGCTCATCGACCGCAGCAAGCTCTACGGCGACCCCTCCAGACCTGACGTATGGAAACAGCTCGATGAGATACTGGCACGCCCCTTCCTCAGCGAAGACGGCATCGACCTCCGTGTAAGCATCTGCGCTATCGACTCCGGTGGCCATCACACCGCCGATGTCTATGCCTACGCCCGTGATCGCGCCGCCCAAGGCGTCATCGCCATCAAAGGCATGTCCACCAAGGGCAAGCCCGCGATCGGCAAACCCAGCCGCGTAGACCTCAACCACAAAGGCCAGACACTCCGCAAAGGCGCCCAGGTCTACCCAGTCGGCTCGGACACCGTAAAGTCCCTCCTATTTGGACGCCTAAAGCACAACGAACCCGGCCCCGGCTACATTCACTTCCACGCCAAGACTCCCCTCGACTATTTCGAGGAACTAACCGCCGAAAAACAGGTACTTCGCTACAAAAACGGATTCCCCCAGCGTGTCTGGGTAAAGAAGAGTTCCGCCCCCAACGAAGCACTAGACGAGTTCGTCTACGCCTACGCCTCTCTCCACCGCCTCTACCAGCTCTACGACCGCCGCACGATCTGGGATCAGCTGGAGCGCAAACTCCGCCCCGTAAGCGGCGAAGCCCCAACACCTCAGCCCCGCTCTGCCGCCGCCTTCAACGTCCTAGGCCGCTAAGTAGTTGCGTTTTTCGGTTTAGCCACGCAATTGCCTCACACCAATCACGCAGCTTATTTGCAAAGCAGTACAACCCAAACCACCTACACTTAGACGAAACGCAGCCGTCACATGCCTACTCCAGCTGCACAACGTCTAATCGACCTAGAAACGGTCGAAACAGCAATCCGCACTCTGATCTCGGGAGCGCAAGAATATCGGATCGGTACGCCTACAGGTGGTCGTATGGTCAAACGTGCCGACTTGGCACAGCTGATTCAGTGGCGCGATCAACTCAAGGCCGAGATCGCCCGCGACCGCATGGCCAATAGTCTTAACGCCGGCCGTGGCGACGGTCGCTCCCTCTACATCCGCTTCACCTGATCCACCATGGGCCTCCGCACCTGGCTCCGTCGCCAACTCAGCGCCGTCCGCACCGGCAAACGCGCCTTTGACGCGGCCAGGTGGAATCGCTTTAGCGCCGACTTCGCAGCCCCCAACACCAGTGCCGATGCCGAACTACGCGGCAGCCTCAAGGTGCTGCGCAACCGCAGCCGCGCCCTGGTCCGCGACAACCCCTACGCCCGTCAAGCCAAGCGCACCACCCAGATCAACGTCGTCGGCGCACGCGGCATCCAAATGCAGCCCCAGGTGCTTCGCCTCGACGGCATCGAGAAGGACGAGCGCCGCAACGCTACGCTGCTTGACCACTGGAACCGTTGGTGCCGCGCCGACTCCTGCGACGTAACCGGCCGCCTCAGCTTCCACGGCATCGAACTCGCCGTAACCGGCGCCCTCCCCGAATCCGGCGAAGTCTGCGTCCGCCTGGTCCGCCAAGCCATGGGCCGTAGTCGCGTCCCCCTCGCACTGGAACTAATCGAAGCCGACCAACTCGACGACGATTACACCGGCTATAGCGACCGCCCCAACCACTCATGGCGCATGGGTGTCGAACTCAACGAGTGGGGCCGGCCCACCCGCTACGCCATTCTCCGCAAACACCCAGGCGACGCCGAACTAAGCACCTACCTAGACGGCACCGCTAAGCACATCTTTGTCGATGCTGCCGACCTTATCCATATCTACATTCCAGAGCGCATCGGCCAGACACGCGGCATCCCCTGGTTCAGCTCTGTCATCACCACCAGCTGGAACCTCGGTAAGTACGAAGAGGCCCACTGGACCCGTAAGCGCGTTCAAGCCAACAGCCTCGGCTGGATCCAAACCCCAGAACCCGACACATTCGGCAGCACCAACTCTGACGGCACCCCAGCCCTCGAAGGCGATAAGCGTCTCTGGAACACCGAGCCCGGCTCCTACAACTTCCTGCTTCCCGGCGAAACCGCCATCCCCCCAGCCTTCGGCCCAGACGACAACCAATACGAGGCCGTGGTCCGCTCCCTCGCCCGCCGCTTCGCCTCCGGTTACGGCTGCTCCTACGAAACCCTGAGCCGCGATTTCTCGGAATCCAACTACAGCAGCTCGCGCCTGAGCATCTTGGAAGACCGCGACCACTGGCGCGTAATCCAATCGGTACTCATCCAGCAGCTCCACCAGCGTGTGTTCGAGGAGTGGCTCGCCGCTGCCGCACTGAGCGACCTGCCCATGCCCATGTTCTCGGACGTGTGGACACGGCCCGAGCGCTACAACGCCCCGCATTGGCAAGCCCGCGCCTGGAGCTGGGTCGATCCCGCCAAGGAAATGAAGGCCATGGAAATGGCCCGTGCCCTCCAGCTCCAAACCCACGCCGAACAGATCATGGAGTACACCGGCAACGACTTCATGAGCACAATCAGCACCATTAGTAAAGAGAATCAGCTTAAGCAAGACCTAGGTCTCAGTTCCGCTGCCCCCACCCCCTCAGCCGACTCACCGGCCTCAGGCGATCCAACCGCACCCGCCCGTTCTACCGAAGAGATCCACCTCGACGACGACACCACCATCCGCCTCCGCACCGACCTAAGCAGCCAAGCAGCTAAGCAGCCAGGCAGCTAAGCCGCTAAGCAGCTAAGCCACGCCACTTACGCTGACCACATCGCTTCCCCCTTATGGCTAACGTCAACGGCACTGAAATCGACCTGATGCCTACATCAGGTATGCGTGAGGAGGCAGAACGCTACCGCGCCTGGAAAGAGGAAGGGCGCGATGGTGGCACGGATGTCGCAGCCACCCGCGCATCCCAGATCCTTAGCGGCGACGAACTGAGTCCCGAGACCGTGAAGACCATGAGCGCGTGGTTCGCTCGCCACGAAGTCGATAAGCAGGGTGAAGGCTTCAGCCAAGGAGAGCCCGGCTACCCCTCCCCCGGTCGCGTCGCGTGGGCTGCATGGGGAGGTGACGCCGGTAAGAGCTGGAGCGACGCCCGCGCCGCCCGCATTGACCGCGCCGAGTCCAAGTCCCACACTCCTCCTGATCACGTCACTTACCGCGCTGCCCCCGACGCCCTGAGCGAAGGGGACTTCGTGTCATGGCAATCCAGCGGCGGCACGGCCCGTGGTCGCATCGAGCACATCATGCGCGAAGGCACCCTCGGCGTTCCCGACAGCTCCTTCAGCATCGAAGCCACCGCCGAAGACCCCGCCGCGCTCATCCGCATCTACCGCGCCAAGCAAGACGGTTGGGAGGAAACGGAAACCCTCGTAGGTCACAAGTTCTCCACGCTCCGCAAAATCAACCCCCTGTCCGCGCCCTCATCCAACAATCACGACGAAGACAATCGCTCCGCCCCTTCCTCCACCGAACAGCGCCCCTACCCCAACGAGCACGCCGCTCGTCTCCTCGACCCCGACCAGTTCGAGCGCTTCCGCCGTAAGAACAACGACTTTGCGCAGGGCATCGACTCGATCTATGGAATCAGTGGTGACGACCCCCTCCGCCTACAAGCACTTCGATTCGATGCCGCAGTGTTTACAGTGAGCGAAGCTAAGACGTGGCTTAGCAATCACGACTACACGCCCATTTTGTTCGAGCCCGCAACAGGTAAGGCCATGACTATCGCCATCGACATCAAATCCATCAATAAGGAGGTCCATCGGCGGGAAGCTCCGCAGGGGCTCCGCGTCGAGGAGCGTACCGACGCCGGCCTTACCTTTAGCTTCAGCTCCGAAGCGCCCGTTGAGCGCTGGTGGGGCCGCGAAATCTTGGTCCACGACGCAGACTCGATGGACCTGGCCCGCATGAACGACGGCGGCGCATGGCTCTGGAACCACAACCGCGATGTTGTGCTCGGCGTCGCCGAAAAAGCGTGGCTCGGCGATGACCGCCGCCTCTACGTCAAAACAAAGTGGAGCCCAAACACCACCGAAAAGGGCACCGAAGAGTACAAGCGCCGTAAGGACATCGAAGCGGGCATCACCCCCAACGTATCCTTCGCCTATGAAATCAACGATGTCCGCGAAGCAACCAACGGCGATTTCCACGTAACCCGGTGGAACGTACTGGAAGTATCGTCGGTAAGCGTGCCGGCCGACCAAACAGTTGGCCTTGGTCGCGCCCAAGGTGACAACGAAAACACTGCCACTCCAGCTACGAGTCCAGCAGCAATTCAAGCGTCAACCACTACACTTGAAGCTAAGCAGACCGCCGAGCGCGGAGCTGACACCCCCCAAGATCCTCCTCCTATGGACACCAACATCAACGTTCAGGAGGTCCAAACCGCCGCTCGGCAATCCGAGCGTGAGCGCGTTTCGGCCATCCGTGCCATGTGCGACCAGCACCAAGTCGGTAACGACCTGGCTGAGCGCCTGATCAACGAAGACGCCACGCTCGATCAAGCCCGCGAGGCCGTCCTCGGGCAGCTGGGTCGCACCCGCAAGGAGTTTCAAGGTCGCGTCCACGACGATGGCGCTGCCTCTATCGGCCTGACCTCTGCTGAGGTCAAGCGCTACAGCCTGATGAACGTGATCCGCCATCTGGCCGATCCGTCCGATCGCGGCCTTCGCGAAGCCGCCTCCTTCGAGCTGGAGTGCTCCAAAGCCGCCGAGTCCAAGCTCGGCCGCGCCGCCAAAGGCATCGTCATGCCTTGGGATGTGATGGCCGCCCCCGCCCAACGCGCCCCTCAGTCGGTCGGCACCGCCTCCTCCGGCGGCTACGTGGTCGACACCCAGCTGCTGACTGGCAGCTTTATCGACCTCGTGCGCAACCGCTCCGCACTGCTCGGCCTCAACGTCACCACCCTCACCGGCCTGGTCGGCAACGTTGACATCCCCAAGAAGACCGGCAGCACCACCGCCTACTGGGTGGGTGAGGACGTGGCGGTCAGCGAGACCAACATCACGCTGGGCCAGCTGTCCATGACCCCCAAGTCGCTCGGCGGCTACGTGGACATCACCCGCCGGCTGATGCTGCAGCAGTCCATGGACGTGGAAGCCATGGTCCGCGCTGACCTCGCCGAGTCGATCGCCCTGGCCATCGACTACTCCGGCGTCTACGGCACCGGTGGCTCCTCCGCCCTCCTCGGCATCAAGAACGTCACCGGCGTGGGTACCGAGACCCTCACCAGCGACGCCAACACCAACAAGTCGATCGGCGGCACCACGTACTACTTCGGCAACTTCGCCGACTACGTGAACATGGAGACCACCGTTTCCGTGGCCAACCTCGACGTGGCCTCGATGTTCTACGTGGGCAACGCTCACGTGCGCGGTGCTCTCAAGCAGACCCTGCGCAACGCGAACAGCGAAATGATGATCTGGGAGAACAACGAAGTCAACGGCTACGGCGCCCGCGTCAGCAACCAGCTGATCGGCTCCAACGTCCTCTTCGGCGACTTCTCGCAGGCCATCTTCGGCTTCTGGAGCGGCGTCGACATCACCGTCGATCCCTACACCAACTCCACCAAGGGCACGACCCGCATCGTGGCCTTCCAGGACGTGGACTTCGGGCTGCGCAATCCCGCCGCCTTCGTGTTCGGCTCCGGTAACGCCTGATGAACTGGTACGAGCTGACAACTGACGTGATGGTTCGTGGCACTCCCCGGTCCACCGGCGAGATCCTCGACCTGAGCGAAGCAGAAGGGCAGCTCCTGGTGGGTCTGGGTCGGGCTAAGCCCGCCCAGGCTCCCCAAGCCTCCGCCCCCAGCCCGGCTGCTCCCGCCGTGGCCGATTCCACGGACGCGCAGGCCATCGCCCCCTCCCCCAAGCCGGCGACGCGCCGCCGTTCACCCGCCCCCACCGCTCCTGACTGACCATGGCCCTCAACCAGCGCAACTTCGAGGCGCTGCAGCACTTCGCTGCTTACGCCCCCGCCACCGTGACCGCCACGGGCGCGGCCACCAGTGTTGACCTCCTCGGCTACGACGGCGACGTGGTTTTCGTCATGCAAGCCACCGCCGCTGGCGCCTCTGCCGGCTTCAAGGTCCGCCTTGAGCACAGCGACGAGAGCGCCAACAACTTCACCGCCATCACCGGCGGCGCCTTCGACGACATCGGCAACGCTGCCTACCTCGGCAAAGCGACCATCTCCAAGGACGACGTGAAGCGCTACGTCCGCGTCAACGTCTACGAAAAAGTGGGCACCGCCAGCTCCGTGATCTCCGTGGTCGGCCTCGGCGTCAAGAAGTACCAGTAAGCTGCGTCGCTTCCGTCCTCAGCCGCTAAGCCTCCTCTTTTGCGAGGCCTAGCGGCTTTTTCATTCCTACCGCCATGCTCACTGACGACCCCTCCATCTACCTAGCCGACTTCGGCGTGGATGTCGTCGCCGGTTCCACCACCGGCCAGGGCATCCTCGACATGCCCAGCGAGTTGATCCTCGACGGCCAGGTAATCAGTACCGATTACACCCTTACTTGTGAAGCGTCTAAGTTTGGTGGTTTACTGTACGGAGCACAACTAAGCGTAAATGGTGTTCCATACACCGTAAGAACCACCACTCTACTTACCGATGGTGCGTGGGTACAAATCTGCCTACAGCGCGATCTCGAAACGCCACACACCACTTCTCTTACGTCTATCGACGCTAATGGTGCCGCTGGCACAATCACCAATCTTGGCCTAGTTCAGCTCGACCCAGACATCGACGGGGGTAGCGCTCCTACCACCTACATTGATGGAAACACAGTCGATGGTGGAGCGGCATGAGTAGCATCGCCCGAGTGCGGCCACGCGGCGATACCGCCGCCAATTGGGCCTCTACCAACCCCGTCCTCGCCTTACGCGAACTAGCTATCGAGACTGATACCCGTCGCATCAAGGTTGGCGATGGCACCACCACCTGGAACGCCCTCCCCTACTACCTAAGCGGCGCCGACGTTCGCGGCCAAGCCAGTCGCATGACCTCCGGCACTATCGCCATCGCCACCGCTGGCGCCTACGTCTCGACCGGCCTCACCGCCACCTTTGACAGCACCACCGCCAGCGGTATGACGCTTGGCACCACTGACCTCTTTGCCCTCAAGAACACCAGTGGCGCTACCAAGCTGCTGCGCTTCTACGCCAGCATCGACGCCACTGCTGGTAACAACCACGTCCTCGGCATCAAACTTGCCAAAAACGGCACCCTCATCGACGCCTCCGAGTGTCGCGCCTACTCCGCCAGCGGAAACGCCATTGCCAAACTGGCCACCAGCTGGATGATCTCTGTAGCCGCCAACGAGGAAGTCAGCGTCCGCATCGCCAACATCAGCGACACCACTACCATCGACTTCCAACGCGGTCGAATCGTGGCCACCGAAGTCAGGAGCTAAGTGTCGTGACTACCAAGCGTGAGCAGATCCTAAGCGCATTGCACACTGCGCTTGCTGGTACTACTGGCGTGGATACACGCATCTACCGCAGCCGTGTCGAACCTCTTACCCGCGCCGAATCCCCTGCACTCGTCATCGAGCCCGATACCGACACACCTACCCAGAACACATCCCTCCCCACTCTCGACCATTCCCTCAACGTCCGCATCGTCATCATCATCCGAGCCACAGTTCCCGATCAAGCCGCCGATCCCATCATCGAATCGCTCCATGCCAAACTCATGGCCGACCTGAGCCTGGGCGGTCTGACCATCGACATCCAACCAGGCCCCACCAAGTTCACCTTGGAGGCAGCCGATACCCCTGTAGGCGTCATCTACTGCACCTACCGCGTCCTTTACCGCACCTCCGTAAGTAGCTTGGCGGCCTAAGTTGCGGTGGTGCGCTGCTATTCGTCCTAGTTAGTGACTTAGCAGTACCGCGAAGCAGTACAACCCTCACCGCCTACCATACACTTACCTGCCAAAGGCTTATGCCGCGCTCTACGGCACCCACGTCTGCAGACGATTCAACATTTTCTGCTGACGACGAATCGCTTGATTCTCCCGTGCTCACCGACACCACACCTAGCGTCTCTGCTAAGCGTGAGGCTAAGGATGTTGCAACCACGCCTCTTACACTTGAAGAGGACTACAGCGGCCAAGGTGGCACCTACATCTTGGACTCGGCTACAGGCATCCGCACCCTTGTCGAGCGGACGCTGCCCCATTCCCCTCAGCGGTGATTCACGATGCCCCTCCTTACACGCAAACGCCTGATTCTGGCGAAAACGGAATCCACCTACGGGACGGACAGCACCCCCGGCGGTGCCGACGCCATCCTGGTGCGCAACCTGGAAATCACTCCGATGCAGAGTGATGTGGTGGGCCGTGATCTGGTTCGCCCCTACCTGGGCGCATCTGAGCAGCTTCTGGCCAACACTCGCGTTCAATGCACGTTCAGCGTTGAGATGGCAGGTTCCGGCACCGCCGGCACCGCTCCGCGCTACGACTCCGTGCTGAAAGCGTGCGGCCTGGCTGCGACCACGATTACCCCCGCCGTAACTGGCACCGCCACCGCAGGCGCCAGCAACAGCATCACCCTTGCTGCTGGGGCCAGCGCCACCAACGACTTCTACAAAGGTCAGATCATTCGCATCACTGCCGGCTCCGGCGCCGGCACGATCGCACTGATCACCGCCTACGTCGGCTCGACCAAAGTTGCCACGGTTCGCCCCCTTAGCGGCGCGGTCACGTTCAGCAACACCAGCGTCTACAGCATCGACGCTCAGGTGGTCTACACCCCAGTAAGCAGCTCGTTTGGCTCGGCCACCATCTACTACAACATTGATGGTGTGCTTCACAAGCTGACCGGTTGCCGGGGTACCTTCACCCTCAACCCCCAAGTTGGTCAGATCCCGTCCATCGACTTCACGATGACCGGCATCTACAACGCCCCCACCGACACCGCTGCCCCAACCGTCACCTACGCGGACCAAGCCACCCCGCAAATCTTCAAGGCAGGCAACAGCGGCGCTTTCACCCTGCTGGGCTACAGCGGTTGCCTCCAGTCCGTCTCGATGGACCTTGGCGTCACCACCGTCTACCGCGAACTGGTGAACTGCACTAAGCAGGTGCTGATCACCGACCGTGCTACCACCGGTACCGTCGTCATCGAAGCTCCGACCATCGCTGAGAAGGACTATTTCACCGCCGCCCTCACGGACGGCACCCTTGGTGAGTTGTCCTTCATCCACGGCAACACTGGCGGCAACATTGTCGCTCTGCAATCCAGCCGCCTCGACATCGGCGACCCGTCCTACTCCGACCAGGACGGCATCCACATGCTGTCCCTGCCCGCCACCTTCGTCCCCTCGACCGCTGGTAACGACGAGTTCCGCCTCGTCTTCGCCTAAGCCGCGCTGCAGCCACGCAGCGCTGCAGCCACGCAACTTAGCCACGTAGTTACGCAGCCCCTTAGAGCTGCTTGCCTACGTGGCTTTTTCATGCCTACACTGAACTTACCCACATTTCAACGCAACCCCTTATGGCGTTTGTTCGCAAGAAGGTCAGCACCTTCAAGTGGCCTGTCACTGTTCAAGAGCCTGCCGATGGTGGTGCTTTCGATCCCAGCACGTTTGAGGCCACCTTCAAACGCATGGGCCGTAAGGAGTTCACCAAGCTCAGCACCAAGGGCGATCTGCCGCTGCTGAAAGCACTCGTCCTCGACTGGTCCGGCATCAAGGAAGAAGACGGCACCGAAATCCCCTTCTCCACCGAGACCCTCACCGAGTTTGTTGACGACCCTTACTGGGTGCGCGGGGTCCTGTCTGCCTACACCGACACCTTTGAGGGAGCCCGCGAGGGAAACTGAGAGGCGCCGCTGAGTTCTGGGCCGGCGGTAAGCAGGTCGAAGACAAGACCGTAGATGACGCGGCTGCCTTCGGCCTCGACCCCGCCTTACTTTCCTCGTCGGCCTCCTCCCCCTCCGATTCCGCTACTACCTACGAGGTCTGGGACGAAAACTGGGACACGGTGCTTATGTTCTTGCGTATGCAAACGCAGTGGAACACCACCATGGCGGGCTACCTCGGCCTCAAGTACGAGATCCTGCTTATGCCTGGCGGTTTCTTCGATCTATACTGCGTTGAGGACCGCGTTGCCATGCTTGAGGATCTCCGACTCATGGAAGGCGCCGCGCTGAGCACGCTCAACAAGAAGGAGGAGGACTAGGTGGCCCAGACTGTTGAGGATATTGTCTTACGCCTTGGTATCAAGGGCTTCGACAGTCTCGACAGTGTTCGCGGTGCTTTTCGGCAGCTTAGTCGCGTTACTCAAGCCTCCGAGCGTGACATTACACTCGCCCGCGAGGCTATTCTTAATTACGCCGATGCAGGTAAAGTTACTACTCGTATAATTGATGCACAAATTGCTGGCCTTAAATCCCTACAAGGCCAGGCTGTAATAAACAGTCGTACCTACACGCAACTAGGTGCCGACATTAGCACGCTTAAAGCCCGGTTTACCGAAGCCACGCAAGAAGTGGCTCGTCAAACAACAGTCCTCGACCGCCAGGGCAGTCGCGTATTCGGCAGCAGCGTCGCCTCGGTCAAGCGCTACACCGAATCCCTCCGCTCCACTCGCACAGAACTGGCTGCCACATCCCGCAGCATCAACGCCACCACGGCTGACGTTGACCGGCTCAACACCAGCCTCAAAGCCGTAGACAACTTCAAGCTCGACATCAACGTCGATACCACCCAAGTAACGCAAGCACGCGGCAAAGTCGCCTCCGCCTTCGCTTTCTTTAAGCGTATGACCGAACAGGCGGGTACGCCTGTCGGAGCCACGGGGCGGATATTTGAAGGTATTACTGCTGGTGTTCTTGCGGGACAGGCTACTGGCATCGGTACGGCCGCGTTCGGCGGCGGCGCATCTGCTCTTGCCGGCCTTAGCGGACGGGTGGCCGAGCTGCAGACTGGACTTAACAAACTCAGTGGTCTATTTGGCGGCGACCTGGGGAATAAGGTACTTGGTGGTCTATCTAAGAATCTTGCCGAAAGTTCTGCGCAGTTCGCTAATTTTCAGAACCGTATAGAGTCACTTAGCGAGATTGCTAATAGCTTTACCTCAGCGCTTAGCGGTATAAGCCCCACCGCTGCTGTAGCCACAGGATCCGTAATCACGGCCATGGCGTTTATGCGTCAACGCGTAGGCAACGAGCTGGACGCTGTACGTGCCGACATCGACGCATCGTTTACCGCAATCACAGACGACATACAAAAGCTAATCGTCGAACTTTCCCGCCTAGGCGACTACATCGGTCGCATGTCGATGGCGGAAATCGGGCAGCAGCTGAACCGCGCCCGCGAAGCCTTTGCAAGTGTTCCGGCAGGTAGCCCTCGCAGCCGTAGCTTTGCCTCTCAGATCGCCGGCCTGGAATCCGTGCAGCGCGGTGAGGCCCGCGCTCAGGCCACTGTCCTTGAAGAATACCGCGATCGTGTGCGCGGCTCCTCCGTAACCGTCGAGGGGCTCAACGAGCGTCTGCAGTACCTCCAACAGCGCATGGCCGGCGTCAACCGTGCCACCGCCGAGGGTACCGAGGAGTTCCGCAGTCTGGCCGCCGAGGCCACACGCCTCCAGACCCGCATCACCGAGCTGGGCCGTATGCCCACCAACTACGCGGTCTTCGCCATCCGGCAACGCATGGCAGCGCAGCGCGAAACCTTAGCGCAAAGTGGCTTCGGTGCCTTCTCCAGCGAAGTTCGCCAACGCTACGAAGGTATCGGTGGTGTGACTGGCGAGCGCCAGGCCGCCGCTGTGCGCGAAGTTCAGGAAGCCTTCGGCAAGTGGGAAGAAGCCTACGACCAGATGTTGCAAGTGGTCCGCGACCACGAAACTGCTAAACGTGCCATCGAAGAGCAGGCTAATCGCGAACATCAAGCTCGCCTAGATCACAACGCTGTAGTTGAGCTGGCTAAGAAGAAAGCCGCAAACGATGCACTCTTAGCGCAGTTTGACGCAAGCCTAAAGCAACGCGATCTTGTTGCCCGCCGCCACAGCCTTATGGCCGAGGCGCTTGGCGTAGACGGTGGGCGTGAGCTGTCACCTCTTTACGAACGGGTTGTGGGGCTGTCCTCCTCCAGCCTACGCCGCCAACAAGCCTTCATGGGCAAATCGCCCGCCGAGGTCTACAACGACATTGTTGCCTCGTTCGAGACGGGCTCCCGCACCAATCTGCTTGACAATCGCAGTCAGCAGGTTGGCGAAGGTATAGCTCAGGGCATCGTCAAGGGCGCCACAGACAGTGATACACTTAAGAAAGGAAGTAAGTCGCTTGTTGATAAGTACCTTGACTTTATCTTCGGTGATTGGGATATTCATAGTCCTTCGGGCGTAAGTAGGCGTGAGGTCGGTGAACCTATTGGGCAAGGCATCGTCAAGGGAACCGTAGATGCCATCAAGGCTGGCCGTAAGCAGATCCAAGCTGCCATTCAGTTTGCGCTGGGTAGTCCTGCCAAGGCTCCGCTGCCTGGCGGCCTAGGTGGTCCGGTATCAGACGTAGCGGACAAGCTGCAGAACTTCCTTATTCGTTCGAGTGCCCGCCCCTCTGCCACTCTGCCCTTTGCCCGTCTTCTCGGCGAGGGCGTTACCAACTCAGCGGCACTACCCCTCGCCACCTACCGGCGTGCTTACGAGCGTGGTGGCATTGTTCCTCCAACGTTCCTACCTGTAGAGCAGCGTCGCGGGTTGCGCGGCACCGCCGGGATCCCCGGCGCAGGCTTGGAGGAGGTGATTCGCGCCGAAGCCATGCGAGCCGTAGGCCGCACCGGTGCGTTCGTTGGTCCCTTGGCTTCCGCCCTTCGTCGTGAGGTGCTGCAGCCCGTCACGCGGCTTAGCGGCGCCGTGCCTGGCATTTCGCGCCCGTCCAGCGGCGCCACCGCGCTTCCTGTATTCGGAACGCAAGCGCCTGCGCTGCGCCAAGCTCCAGGCATTTTCGCCCCCTATGACCTTGGCAGGTTCCAGACAGATGGACCGCTTACCCGAGGCGGGCAAACCTTTGGTCGTGCAGCCGCCTCGTCTTCTCTGCGCGAGGCGCTCATCAAGTACCGAGCCGCCACCGACAACTTCTGGAACGGCGAGACCGGAACCTACGAAACGCTGCGGCGCATCATCAGCGCTTCGGCTCAGGTCGGCGCCAGCAAGCTCGCCCGGAACCTAAGCGAGTCGCGTTCCCGTAGTGCCGCCCTAAGCAGCGCTGCAAGCACCCTTATTGATCGTGTGACCAGCCCGCTCGTCACACTGCGCACCAGCATCCAGACCACCGCGCAGCAGGCCGGCACCAAACTGCGCAGCCTCGACATCGAAGCAGTCAAGAGCGTAGTCCCCACGGCTAAACAGCTTGTTGACCAGACCTTGGCACCTATCAAGACGCTGCGCACCAGCCTGAGTACCGCTCTGCAGCAAAGCACCACCAACCTCAGGGAGCTTGGCAGCCTGGGCCTTAGTGGCCTGTCCTTTGGGATGCGTGGCCGTGGTGGTACACCTCCCGCAGGCGGCGGCGGCAACTTGCCGCCCACGCCGCCTAGTGGTCCTGGCGACAGTGGTGCCGATCGCGGCATGGACCGCTTGAACACTCGCCTGCGTGAGTTCGGCCCGCTTAGCCGGCGGTCGATCAGCGACCTGCAGGATCTGCGCTCGGTGCTTGACGAGCTACAGGCCTCGCTTTCCCCCCTCGATTCCGACTACGCCGCGCTCAATCGCCAGATCGACAAGCAGACGGCTGCAATCGACAGGCAATTGGAACGCCGCGACCGAACCCGCCGCCGTCCCCTAAGCGGTATGCAAATGGCCCAAGGCGTCGGCGCCGCACTCAGCGGGGGGATCTTCGGCGGTCCCGAGGGTCTTATCGGCGGTCTTGGCGGCTTGGCCTTTGGCGGTGTCGGCGGCGCGTTTGCGGGTGCCGCCGCCGGTGCGCAGGTCGGTATGTTCCGTCAGCAGCTGGCGGGCTTTGCGGACTATGCCGCGTCGCTCGACAAGATGAAGATCGCCCTGCGTGGCATCGTCAAGGACCAGGCCTCCTATAACACGGTGCTCGCTGCCGCGAACGCCGCTACCCGCGAACTCAACGTCCCCCAAGAAGCCGCAATCGGCGGCCTGACCCGCCTTAGCGCCGCCATCCTCGGCGCCGGTGGCACGGTCAACCAGTCCACCTTCGCCTTCCGCGCTCTTACCGAGGCCGTCACCGCCACCGGAGGCAAGGCCGAGCAGGTAGATGGCGCCATGCTCGCCCTCACGCAGGTCTTCTCCAAAGGCAAGGTAAGCGCCGAAGAACTGAACCAGATCGCTGAACGCCTCCCCGGCACCTACACCCTCTTTGCCGAGGCCACCGGCCGCACCGGTCCTCAACTGGCCAAGGGCCTCGAACAGGGCAAGATCGGCCTCAACGATCTGATGAAGTTCCTTGAACTTCTCCGCACCAAGCACGGTCAAACCGCCCTGGAGATCGCTGCCTCCAGCGAAAACGCAGGCGAACGCCTCAAAGTCGCCTACGACAAGATGCGCGAAGACGTAGGCCGCGCCCTGCAGCCGCTTGGTGCGCAGTTCCAGTCCGTCTTCGCCAAGGCCCTTAAGGACGCCACCCCCGCACTCATCAACCTGGCTCAAGGTCTGGCCAAGGTCATTCAAGCCCTTGGCGCCAACGCCGGTGCAATCGCCTTGGTTGCCAAGTTCGGTGTCGTCCTCACCTCCACGATCTATGCCGGTCGCGCTTTCGCCGCACTAGGCCCCCTGGTCAGCGGCGCTGCTGCGCTTATGGGCGCTGCCTTTGGCCGTACCACAGCACAAGCAATCATGGCAGAGCGGCAACTTAAACTATTTGCCGCTACAGCAAGGGCTACCGCCGCAGCACTAGCTGGCCCGATTATTATTTCGGTCGCTATTGTTGGTGCTGATCTTGTTATCGACTACTTTAACCGGATTAAGCGGGCGAAAGACCGCCTTATACAGGTTAGATCGGAAGCAACGGGTGAACAGTTCCTGCGCGATATAGGCGGTTTCGCTCTGGACAGAGCGAGTGTACTACGTGTTGCTAACGACGTAGGCAGGCGCTACCAAGTCGTACAGGACTTGGTTGTTAAGCTACAGCGAGAAAGAGAACAACTAAAGAAGGACTTTGAGGCGTCCCCCAGTATGGCTACATACTTCGGGGCTAAGCTTAATGAACTCGAACCTCGCCTACAAGCGGCTATAGCAGAGAGTGCATTACTGGAGTCACGGTACAAAACACTTGTTCGTCGTGCCCCTAACGCTCCCACTGCGCCTTCTATGCCCGGCTTCGCCGAGCCCCCAGGGACTGCCGCCGGCGCTGCGGGTGCAGGCGCTGATGCAGCCAAACAACAACGCGACCTATTCCAGCAGGCTAACGAATATGTAAACGCCAACATCGAGCTGCTCAAAGCTCGCGGTCAGCTCTCCGAGGAACAAGCTGCCACTGAGTTTGACCGCGCTAATCTTGCTAAGAAGTTCGCTATTGACGAACTTACTCTGCGTAAGCAGGCACTCGATCTGCAGAAAAAATACAATCAAATTACGCCCGACATCTACACTAAGTCTCTACAGACACTGGACGTAGAGCGCCAGAAGATCGAAACAGCCTACAACAAAACGGTTGCTCAGATCGGCGAAGACATAAGCAAGATAAACGAGGAAATCTTCGCCGGCCTAGGTGCCCCCTTCGACCAGCGGAACGTAAACGAGTTTGAACGCACACTTGATGACCTGCAGATCCGCGTACAAAGAGCCGTAGTAGATGTATCCAAGAGAGGCGGCCCAGCGGCTACCGCTTTCTTGAAACGAGCCGGCGAACTCACCACGGCCGACTATCAACGTGCTGCCTCTCGCTCCACCGTCGAGACACTTACCAAGCAGATCACCGAACTGCAGCGCGGTAAGGGGGAAGTTACGACACTCGACACCCTCATCGCCGACTACGGCGATTCTTGGCAAAAGCTCGAAGAACCGGTACGCAAGCACCTGGAACAACTGGCCACTACGGTCGATCACCTCAAGGAAATCCAACGCTACAAGCAGGATCCAAACACCTACGCCGGCCTGCGCGAAGGCGCCCTTGCCTACGTCGAATCCATCGGCACCATCCGCTCCAACGTTGCCGACCTCGCCCAGACTGGCTTCAAAGGCGTCGAAGACTCCATCACCAGCCTGATGACCACTGGCACAGCCAACTTCCGCGAGTTCGCCACCAGCCTGGTTGCTGACATGACCCGCATCATTGTCCGGCAATTCATCATGCGCTCACTGATGCAGGCAATAGGTTTCTTGGCCCCGTCACCCGCCGCATCTGGCGCCTCCGGGCTAAGCGCACCGCAACTCAACTTCAGTGCGGCTACTGCCAACCCACTAGCGTTTGATCCCGGCACGCGCCTGTTTGCCTACGGCGGCGCCTTCGATGCAGCCAACCGCATCGTCCCATTCGCCTATGGCGGCGTCGTCAACAAGCCCACGATGTTCAAGTTCGCCGATGGCGGGCTTATGCGTAACGGCGTGGCCGGCGAGGCCGGCCCCGAGGCGATCATGCCCCTCCGCCGCCTCCCCAGCGGCAGGCTGGGCGTCGAGTCCTCCGGCGGTGGTGCGGCCCCAATCACGATCCAAGTCAACGTGGATGCCAGCGGCAACCAGCAGATGTCTGGCGACGCCGGCCAAGGACAAGCGCTTGGCCGAGTGATCGCTGCTGTTGTGCAACAGGAGCTGGTCAATCAGAAACGCCCCGGTGGCCTCTTGGCTTCGTAAGCTGGTTGTATCTGCTCTGCTAAGTCTCGCTGTCGCGCTGCGCCAATGGCCACGTTTACCTGGACCGCCTCTTACGACGTAAGCGAATCGCACAAGCCGCGTGTTCGCAAGACGCAGTTCGGCGATGGCTATGAGCAGCGCACGCGCTTCGGCCTGAACACCGATCCCGAGGAGTGGCAGCTATCCTTTTCCGAGCGCACCGCCGCTGAACGCGACGAGATACGCGCCTTCTTGGCTGCCCGTGGTGGTGTCGAGTCCTTCGACTGGACCCCTCCCTGGGGAACACCCGGTAAGTTTGTCTGCGAGCAGTGGGATGTGTCTGCTAGCAACTGTGTAAGTAACACGGCACGCGCCACATTTAGGCGTGTCTTCGAGCCCTAAGCTGCGCAGCTGATGACCGTACCAGTCTCCGATCTACAGGCGATTGCGCCTAGCGCCATTATCGAGCTGTTTGAGCTTGATCTAAATACAGCGCAGCATGGTATAACGCAAACGTACCGTTTCCACGCTGGCAGCTCACTCAACGCTAATGGCGAAGTGGCATGGAACGGCAATAGTTACATGCGTTTTCCAATCGAAGCGACGGGGTTTGAATACAGCGGCAACGGTCAACTGCCGCGTCCCAAGGTGCAGGTCAGCAATATCATGGGCACCATCACCGCGCTGCTGCTCAGCTTGCCAAGTGGCCTGGAAGGCGCCAAGTTTACTCGGGTGCGTACACTAGCCCGTTACATCGACGGCGCTAACTTCCCCGGCAACACCAACCCATACGGCGCACCGGATCCGACCGCTGAATTACCGCGTGAAATCTACTATGTCGATCGCAAGGTAGTAGAAACACGCGACATTGTAGAGTTTGAACTAGCGGCGGCGTTTGACCTAGCGGGCATCCGCGCACCGAAGCGGCAGTGCATCGCGAACGTGTGCCAATGGGTCTACAAATCAACCGAGTGCGGTTACACCGGCGGCTTGGCAACATGCGATAAGACACTAGCGGCGTGCAAGGCGCACTTCGGCACTTACGCTGAGCTGCCATTTGGATCATTCCCTGGTGTGGGGGCCTTCAACGCATGACATGGCAAGATGCGGCGCTGCAGCACGCACAGGCCGAGGACCCACGCGAGGCGTGCGGTCTGTTGGTGGTTGTCAAAGGTCGCCGTCGTTACTGGCACTGCCGCAACCTATCCACCGACGCGGATCAGTTCATCCTCGATCCCGAGGATTATGCTGCCGCTGAGGATGCCGGCGAGATCATCGCCATCATCCACAGTCACCCGGCAATGCCGCCGGTGCCAAGCGCTGCAGACCTTGCCGGCATCGAGCGCTCCAGCCTGCCGTGGTACATCTGCAACCCGAAATCCGGCGCGTGGAGCGCAGAGCTGCTCCCAACCGGCTACAAGCCGCCGCTGGTTGGCAGGCCGTGGGTGTGGTCGCTGATGGATTGCTGGACACTAACTCGCGACTGGTACGCCGAGCATGGTTTGCAGCTGCTGGACTGGGATCGACCGCTAACACCAGAAGCGTTTGAGGCGGATCCGTTGTTCGACCGCTACTGGCACTCTGCAGGCTTCCGCGAGCTGCTAGAAGATGAACCGCTACAGGCTGGTGATGCACTGCTGATGGCGATCGACAACAACAAGCTTAATCATGTTGGCGTCTACGTCGGTGATCAGCTGATACTGCACCACCTACGCGGTCGGCTTAGCAGTCGTGATCTCTACGGTGGCTGGCTGATGAAATGCACCGGCCGAAGGCTGCGGCATTACGATGCGGGCAGGCTAAGGCTTCGATGATGCTGCGCAAAATCCGCGTTTATGGCAAGCTGGCATCCTTCCTCGGGCAGCGCACCTTTGAGGCCGCAGTCGATAGCGCAGCCGAGGCTGTGCGCTTCCTGGCGGTCAACTTCCCCGGCCTGGAGCGCCACATGGCAGACCAGCACTACCGTGTCACTGTCGGCGGTTACGATCTCGGCGAGGATGAACTAGCAGATCCAGTAGGGCAGCAGGTAATCAAGATCATGCCGGTGATCAGCGGTGCTGGCGGTGGCGTTGGCAAGATAATTGCAGGGGTGGCATTATTTGCTAGTGCTTTTTTCACCGGCGGCGCCACTATCGGACTGCTTGGACTTGCTGCACCGTTGGCTGTTAGCACTGCATTGGCTGGTGTTGGCATTAGTCTTGCCCTTACTGGTGTTGCGCAATTGCTATCGCCAACTCCACGCCTGTCAGGCCCAGGCACAAGCGGCAACCGCGAAGCGGACCCACGCGAAAGCTTTAGCTTTAGCGGCATCCAAAACACCAGCCGGCAAGGTTTGCCAGTGCCGATTGTCTATGGTGAAACTATCGTCGGCAGCGTTGTCATCAGCGCTGGTATCGACACCGTAAGGGTGCGCGGCTGATGGGCAAACTGATTGCCGGTGCTGGTGGTGGAGGAAGTGGCGGCGGAGCCTCACGATCTGAGCCGCAACGCACTCCAACGGTCGCAGGTGACAGCCTTGACTCGCGCCAATATGCCACCATCGTTGATCTCATCAGCGAAGGCGAGATCGAAGGCCTGAAGGCCGGCCAGCAGTCAATCATCCTGAACGACACACCGCTTCAAAATCCAGACGGCTCATACAATTTTCAAGGTATCACGGTTGATACGCGCACCGGCACACAAGCACAGTCCTACATAGCCATTGCGCCTGACGTAGAAGAAGAGGTATCTGTCAGCGTTGAGGTGCAATATGGCACGCCAGTAACGCGGCAAATTGCAGACCCTAATGTCAATGCAGTACGGGTTACGCTCACAATTCCACAGCTGCAGCAGAGCGCAAAAGACGGCAACGTTTACGGGTTATCCGTAACCTATTCTATCGCTGTTCAGTATGACGGCGGTGGCTTTACCACAGTGATTACAGACGCAATCTCTGGGCGCACGTCTGATCCATTTCAAACCGATTACATCGTCAACCTAACCGATGGCTTTACCACCGCTGATATTCGTGTAACACGTATCTCAGTGTCGGATAGCACACGCATTGAGCAAGACTCCAATGTTATCGAGTCCTCTAGCGCAATCCAATGGACCTCATACACTGAGATTATTTACGCCAAACTGCGGTATCCAAACAGCGCACTGGTAGCGCTACGGCTTGACGCAGAGCAGTTCAATAACATCCCATCACGCGCCTACCACATCCGGGGCATCAAGGTACAAATCCCTAGCAATGCCACCGTTGATAGCGCAACCGGCCGTTTGACCTATGCCGGCATCTGGAATGGCACCTTTGGCGCTGCGCAGTGGTGTAGCGATCCAGCTTGGATCCTGTGGGATCTGCTCACCAGCACACGTTACGGATTCGGCGATCACATCAAAGCAGCGCAGCTTGATAAGTGGGCGTTCTTGGCAGCTTCGCAATACGCCAGCGAGTTGGTGCCTAATGGCTTCGGCGGGACGGAGCCACGCTTTAGCTGTAATGTCAACATCCAGACGCAAACTGAGGCATACAAGCTGATCAATGATCTGTGCAGCGTTATGCGTGTGATGCCCTACTGGGGCATTGGTACGCTAACAATCAGCCAGGACAAGCCAACTGACAGCGCATACCTATTCACGCTAGCCAATGTCACAGCAGAGGGCTTTAGTTATCAAGGCAGCAGCCGTAAGGCACGACCTACTGTTGCCGTGGTCAGTTACCTTGACCTTGAAACACGTGAGAAGGCTTACGAGGTAGTTGAGGATCAAGATGGCATAAGCAAATACGGTGTTGTCAAGGAAGAAGTAGACGCTTTTGCCTGCACTAGCCGTGGACAGGCGCATCGCCTAGGCGAATGGCTACTCTACTCCGAGCGCTACGAATCTGAGGTGATCAGCTTCACCACCAGCATCGACGCCGGTGTGGTTGTACGCCCTGGCCAAGTGATCGAGGTGGCAGATCCGCTACGCGCTGGGGTACGTCGTGGTGGACGCATAGCAGCCGCCTCCGCCTCCACTATCACCGTAGACGATGCTACCGGCCTATCAGCCGTAGCCGGCGCTGAGTTATCGGTCATCTTGCCAACCGGCGCCGTTGAATCACGCGCTATCCAATCCATTGTTGGCAATAGCATCGTCGTTACCAGTAATTTCAGTGCCGCACCTAATGCAAACAGCGTATGGGTGTATCAAACCAGCAATATACAAGCATCAACATGGCGGGTGCTGTCTATTACTGAAACAGACGAAGGCAATCAGTATGGCGTTACCGCACTGGCCTATAACGCCAGTAAGTACGCCTACGTTGAACGTGACATCGCGCTGCAGCAACGGGACATCACAGACCTAAACATCGTCCCGCCACCGCCGATCGACCTGACAGGAAATGAAGTGCTCTATGACGCTGGTGGTATCGCCAAGGCAAAGCTGATCATTAGCTGGCGGGCGGTTACTGGTGTCACGCAATATCAAGTGCAGTGGCGTCGCGATAGCGATAACTGGAATACCCGCACAGTCAGCAGCCCGGACTATGAGATCCTTGACACCACACCAGGCACCTATGCGGTGCGTGTTTACAGCCTCAGCGCATCACTGCTGCCGTCAACACAACCGGCAGAGCTAACTAAGGTAACCGCTGGTAAGACGGCACCGCCTGCCACTGTAACTGGACTGTCGCTAATCCCTATCGACACGGCAAGCGCTATCCTCAGCTGGGATCGTGCTACTGAGCTTGATGTGTTGCTGGGCGGCAAGGTACTGATCCGCCATAACATCGCTAGCACTGGTGCGTTATGGGAGGATAGCCAAGAGATCGTATCAGCAGCAGCCGGAAGCCAGACGCAAAAGCAAGTGCCATTACTGACCGGCACCTATCTGGTCAAGTTTGAGGATGACGGTGGCCGACGTTCTGCCACCGCTGCCACCGCTGTAGTACAACTGCCGGCGCCGCAACCGCGCCTACTGGTGCAGTCCTACCGTGAAGATCAAGAGACGCCGCCATTCTCGGGCAATGTCACCGACATGATCTACAGCGCTGAGCTAGATGGCCTGATCCTCGCCACCGGTACCAAGATCGACGCATTAGCAACGGATGGCAACTGGGACGCACTAGGTACCATCGACGCCGTAAGCGGCAGCCTGGGCTCTGGGGAATACGAGTTCGGCAGTACCTTTGATCTAGGTGGCGTATATGACCTTGACATGCGCCGGTATTTTGTCACACGGCCTTATGCGCCTGGCGATCTGTTCGATGACAATACCGCATTGATTGATACGTGGCCCACCTTTGATGGCACGCTTTATGATGCTGTCAACGCTGCGCTTTATGTACGTTCTACCAACGACGATCCTGGCGCGTCGCCCGCGTGGACGGCATGGCGCGAGTTTGCTAATGCGTTGACCCGTGGCCGCGCATTTCAGTTCAAGACCATTGCTACCAGCACCAGCAACGATCAAAACATCGTCATCGACGAGCTTGGTTGTGAGCTTGAGTTACAGCAACGCAGCGCCAGCGCTGGCCCGCTGACGACAGCTGCAGCAGCCTATGCGGTCACGTTCGCTAACCGCTTCTACCAGGCCCCGCAGCTTGGCATCACCGCATACAACATGGCAACGGGTGATTACTATGTGATCAGCAGCCCCACCCGGTCTGGGTTCTCGATCACCTTCTACAACGCAGCTAATAGCATGATCTCGCGCCAGTTCAGCTACACTGCCATCGGCTACGGCCGGGAGGTCATCTGATGGCGCAGCACGACTACGCGATTGCCAACCAATCCGGGGCCGCCTTCCGCGCTGACCTGAACAACGCCCTGGCTGCGATCGTCAGCCAGAACAGTGGCGCCGCTGAGCCCAGCACCACCTTCGCATACATGCGCTGGGCCGATACCACGGCCGGCGTGATGAAGATGCGCAATGGCGCAAACTCAGCCTGGATCACGCTCTACCAACTGGATGGAGAGTGGACAAGCATTGCCCTTGAGAACGGCACTGCTGCAGCGCCATCGCTGTATTTCAAGGACTCCGGTATTGACACCGGCATCTACAGCAGCGGTACTGATGCGCTTGACTTTGCCACTGGCGGCACGCGCCGCGTTGGCATCAGCAGCGCCGGTGATGTCACCATCTACGGTCAAGGTGACCTGCGCCTGGCTGATAGCGACAGCAGCAACTGGGTAGCCTTCCAAGCGCCGGCTACAGTATCGAGCAATGTTACGTGGACGCTGCCGGCTACTGATGGCACCAACGGACAGGCGCTGAAGACCAACGGCAGTGGCACGCTCACATGGGGTGATGCTGGCGCCGCTGTGGCCACCCGCACCGACATCAATGGCATCCACACCACTGGCACCATCACCAGCGGCACCGCCAGCCTGACGGTCGCCAGCGCCACCGGCATCGTTGCTGGCATGGTGGTGACCGGCGAAGGCATCACACCCGGCACGACGGTCGCCAGCATCAGCGGCACCACCGTCACACTCAGCGCCAATGCAGGCGCCACACTCAGCAGCGATCCGGTTGGGTTCTACGACAACACCAAGGCACTCAGCCCTGGCAGTGTTGGCGGGCAACTGTGCCGCGCCTGGGTCAACTTCGACGGCACCGGCATCGTGGCGATCCGCGCCAGCTACAACGTCAGCAGCATCACTGACAATGGCGTGGGTGACTATACGGTGAACTTCACGACGGCGATGCCGGATGCAAGCTACTGTGTAAACTCGACTATCCATCGTGGTGACGGCACTACCGGCAACCCTGGCTATTCCGGTGTGTGGCCAACCAGCGGCAACGCTTATACAAGCATTGCCGCAAACTCAGTCCGTATTCAGACAAATAACAGTGCAACTGGCCTTCAAGACATGCCTTACGTTGGCGTGTCTATCTTCCGCTGACCCATGACCTACATCATCCATCCCACCGCTACCGGCGTCGCGATCACCACTCCCACCGGAGAGGTGCCGATCGAGCAGGTCGCCCAGCAGGTCGCACCAGACGGCATCTACGCCATCGTCACCGCTGACCAGATCCCCTCCGACCGCACCTTCCGCGCTGCGTGGGTCTACTCCCCCGATGGCATCGAGATCGACCTGGACCGCGCCAAGGCCATCGCGCACGACATTCGCCGCCGCCGCCGCGCTGATGAGCTGGCGCCGCATGACCGCATGATCAGCCTGAAGATCCCCGGCGCCAGCGCCGACCAGGCCGAAGCCGCTCGCGCTGCTATCCGCGCCCGGTACGTCATCATCGAATCTGCCATTGATGCAGCCACTACCACGGATGAGATCAAGGAGGCGCTTAGTGCCTAAGTATCTTCCCTTGATCGACGCTTTGCCTATGCCGCTGACCGCCGCCGAGCGCTTGAAAGCCGCAGGTTTCGACCTTGATGAGTTGCGAGCGCTGCTTCTGGGAGGTGCAGTCTGATGGCAGTCCGCAGCAAAACCGGCACTGCCGCCGTCCAGCACCAGCCCGGCAAGCCGAAAACTACACGGGATGGCTACGGCAAAAACTCTCGCCCTCGGCGAAGAGGCAAAAAACCTCTTCGGGGTCAAGGGCGATAGGGGCAAATTTTCCGTAAGTGAATTTTTCAGCAACTTCTCTAGCGGCAATCGCCGCTTCTTTGGTCGCGTATGATCCAAGATGAAGCTGCCTACCCTTGACAACTACATAAGCCTTCCAATATTCGATGCCTCCAACTACGGCGTACAGTACGCCTGATCGGCCAGACGTATTGTTTCTGCGCAGTCTTCTGCAGTTCCGCAAATTCTCTGTTGCAGTAGCCATTCGTAAATTACTAGGACAGTTGTTAGACGGGTTTCCGTCTATATGATCTATAAAGTAATTGCCAGGATTTTCCTTGGTGGCAATATAGTAAGCGATTCTATGTGCAAGCATTTTATTATTTTGTTTCCTAATCTCGATGTATCCGTCTGGTCGCAAATATCCAGCGCGCTTGCCTATGAGTTCCTTGAAATAGCTAGTACGCCAAACAAGGTCTGATCCGTCAATGGCAAACCACGTCTCTAATTCGTGCAAAGGGGGCAGTGGTTTGATACCGCGAGTGGTGGCCATGAAACACGTCAAAATCAGGGTCAGCTTAGCGCAGGTCAAGGGCATGGCCGCCATAGCAGGCCAAGCCACAACCGCAAAAAGCTGCGCGGCCAGGGTCGCTAAGCTGGAGCCATGGCAGTCTCTCCGGGCACGTACAACATCACGCTCCAGCGCCGAGCGGATTACAGCGTCACGCTGCGGTTCAAGGACAGCAACAACGCCGTAATCAACCTCACCGGTTGGACTGCCGCCGCTCAGGTCTGGAATCAAAATCGCACCACTAAGTACGCTGACTTTACCGTTACCTACACCGACCGCAGCACCGGCACCATTGAAATCGCACTTAGCGATACCGACACCGCCACCTTCCCCAACGAAGCCTATTACGACGTACTACTTACCAACCCAAGCGGCCTGAAAGAGTATTACCTCGAAGGCATCATCTACGTCAGCGAGGGGTACACCGCATGACATCCGTAAACGTTACCGCTGTAAATAATACGGTTACTTTTATCGAAGGTGATGGAACAACGACCGTTGTAACCACGCCGCTTACCACTACAGTCACAGCATTTACAGCCGGTCCACAAGGTCCCGTAGGTGCGCAAGGTCCTGAAGGCCCTCAAGGTCCTGAAGGTCCTCAAGGTCCTGAAGGCCCTCAAGGCCCAGCCGGCGGTTCTGCCTATGTTCACACACAATCCATACCCGCAACAACTTGGACTATTAACCATAATCTTGGCTATAAGCCATCGGTTGAATTGCTGGATAGCGGCAGCCAAGAAATCGACGGTGACATAGCGCATCCAAGCGCCAACCAGACTGTGGTTACACTGAATCCAGCATCTGCTGGCCTCGCCCGCCTGATCTGATATGGCTCGCAAGTTCTTCACCGACCTCGACCTGCAGTCGGTCTCGAAGGTCATTAACCTGCCGTCGCCTACGGCAAGCGGCGACGCTGCAAACAAAGCGTATGTCGATTCAGCCATCGAGGGCTTGGCATGGAAGGACAGCTGTCGTGTCGCCACGCAAAGCAACGTCAACCTGAGCAGCCCTGGCGCCACGATTGATGGCGTCACGATGGCGTCGCAGGATCGCGTGCTGGTGCGCAACCAGACCGCGCAGAGCGCTAACGGCATCTATGTGTGGAACGGCGCTGCTGTCGCGATGACGCGGGCGCTGGATGCCAGCACCTTTGCCGAGCTTGAGCAGGCCGTCACGACAGTCGAGGAAGGTACCGATGCCGGTGCAACCTTCCGACAGACGCAGGTGAATGGCACGCTGGAGAGCAGCAACGTCATTTGGTCATCGTTTGGTACTGTTGCGCCAGCTGCAAGCGAGACTACCGCTGGCATCGCCGAGATCGCCACGCAGGCAGAAACGGACGCTGGAACGGACGACGCTCGCATTGTCACCCCAGCCAAACTGGCGAACTGGTCCGGCCGGCTGCGGAAGTACAGCACCAGCATTGGCGATGGCAGCGCCACAAGCTACACGATCACGCATAGCTTGAACACCCGCGACGTGATCATCCGCGTGTTCCCCAACTCCGGCAACTACGACGACGTGGAGGTTGATGTCTACCGCCCCACGACGACAACATGCCAGCTGGTGTTTGCCACGGCCCCAGCGGCTAATGCCTACCGCGTGGTGGTGATGGGCTGATGGCAAGGGTTTTTGAAACCGACATAACGCTAAACGCGCGACGCGAGCTGCGGCTGGCTGATGCGGATTCGTCTGCTTATGTCGGCCTCAAGGCTCCTACCACTATTGCCACCAACTGCATCTGGACACTGCCTTCTGCTGATGGCGCCAGCGGTCAAGTGCTGAGCACAAACGGATCTGGTGTGCTGTCGTGGGCAACAGCAGGTGGTGGCGGCGGCGGCGGCCTGACCCACTTCGTCGAGTCCGAGAGCACCGCATCGCCCAATGCGACCGTGCCGGTCGATGCGCTGACGGCGACGGATGCGAGCTACACGAACATCGACGTGGCCATCGTCGCCAAGGGCACAGGCGCAACACTCGCAGCGGTGCCGGATGGCACGGCGTTTGGGGGGAATAAGCGGGGAGCGTATGCAGTCGATTGGCAGCGTTTTCGTGCAGACCCACTACAAGTTGCAAGTGGCGACAAATCTGTAATTGCTGGAGGCGATCAAAACAGGGCCACTGCTTTATACAGTGCCGTCGGCGGAGGTAGTGCTAATAGGGCCACCGCCCAGGCAACTGCTGTTTCAGGAGGCGACAGCAATACGGCGATCAGCGCCTACAGCTTCATCGGCGGCGGCCAAAGCAATACCGCCCAAACCAACACCCACGCCACGGTTTGTGGGGGTAATGGCAATACGGCGTCGGGGCTGTATGCGTTTGTGGGGGGTGGAAATGCAAATAGCGCCACAGCTTCAAGAGCTGTCGTTATTGGTGGCGATACCAATTCATGCTCCGGCTCACATACCTTAATTGGTGGCGGTTACAACCACAACGCAAGCGGCTCCTACTCATTCATGGGTGGCGGCGTTAGCAACGTCATTAGCAGCAATTATTCCGGGATTTGTGGAGGCAGCAACAACACCGCCAATGGCGAGAACTCCTTTATCTCCGGTGGCTCCTACGGCAACACACGGAGTATCACCGGGTATCACGTCTTCCCGGCATGTAGTGCCCCCATCTCCAGTGCGGCTGGCCGCACCCAGTCCGCCCTCCTACTCCTAGGTCGCCAAACCACCGACGCCACCGCCACCGTCCTCACCAGCAACACCAGCGCCGCAGGCACCACCAACCAAGTCATCCTCCCCAACAACGCCGCATACAGCTTCTCTGGCGAAGTGATCGCAGGCGTCACCGGCGCAGGCAACACCGCCCGCTGGACAATCTCAGGCGCCATCAAGCGCGGCGCCAGCGCAGCCACCACCGCCATGGTCGGCACACCCACCGTCACGATGACCCACAACGA